AGTTCCCGCTTTTTAGGTTAAGACCTGATATGCAGAGTGTGAGGGCTATGTGGTATTGGCTCAGAGACGTAGTTTCCGCTGCCGCCTTCGCTAATGTCGCCTACGATGGGAATTGCGTCTACTACGATGCTAGTAACTCTTACGGCGTTCGCCCCGCTTTCTGTATCTATCAATCTTAAATCTGCGCCCCTCGTGGGCGCAGAAGAATAGAGGTTAATCCATGTCTGTAATAAAAGCTAACAAGAAATATATGAGTAACAAACAAAAAGAAAATATGCTGAATCTATTTAAGGAGGAACTATTATGTACACGATGACATTATCAGATGGTACAAAGCTCGAAAACTTGGAGCTTAACGGTAATAATTGGATTTCTTCTGCAAAACTAACAGAGAAAGACTTTGAAGGAAAACTCGTAAAAGTTTTCGCAACAGACGGAGAGCATACTTACGACTTCAATAATGCTATACTGGTTCAGATCATGGAACTGGATAATAAATATTGGTTCATCCTCAGAGAGAAAACTAGAGAAGAAAAGATAGAAGATTCGATAACCGCAACACAGGTAGCACTTGCAGATGTTTATGAGCAGATGTTAGGAGGTACAAAATAATGGTACAGATTTATGTAGAGCTTATCAGAAAAGGACTTAGGACGATTGAACAGGTTCCATCCGTTATTCGTGACAAGGTGCGTGAAGCACTAAAAGAAGGTTGATACGCATGAAAGCGTTCAGCATATTTGGTAACTGGATTTTGTTTGTCAGAAAAAGGGAGGTATCGCAAATGGCAGTTATCTATGTAGCACTTATTGTAAAAGGCATCAGAACGTATGCAAGTGTCCCGGAGGTTATTAAACCAAAGGTGAAGGAGCTTCTGGAACAGCTTGAATTGAATGACCTTATTACAGAGTAACTAGCAGAGTCAGAGAGAGGCTTGTCCTCTCTCGTTATTTAGAGGGAGGACAACTCTTTGAATCCACAGTTTATCAGTGCTTTGCAGAATGTAATTTTAATTTTACAGTGCATTACTCTTGTCGCATCTGTGATAGCACTCATTATAGCACTTGGAAGAAATGTACAGAAACCGAACAAGATTCAAAACGGCCGCATTACAGAATTGGAAGAGTGGAGAAAGCAAGTGGACAGTCGCTTAGAACAGGGAAATTCTCACTTTGACAGCATTGATGAAGGAAACACTGTGATGCAAAATTCCATGCTTGCTATCATGGACGCTCTTATCAGCGGAGACAACAAAGACGAATTACAAAAACGCAGAAATGATATGTACGACTATCTAACAAAGAAGAAAGGACTTTTATCATGAATATAAACTGGAAAGTTAGAATCAAAAATAAGAACTTCTGGCTTGCTCTTATCCCGGCTATTCTTCTGCTGATTCAAACAGTACTTGTGCCATTTGGCTACAAGTGGGACTTTGGAGTACTCGGACAGCAGCTTACAGCGATTATCAATGCTGCCTTTGCAGTACTGTCTATTCTCGGAGTAGTCAACGACCCTACTACAGAAGGTGTGTCAGACAGCGCACAGGCTATGTCTTATGATTCTCCTAAAAAGAAGGTGTAAGGGTGGTTGAAGAAAAATTTATCAGGGACGTTGCAGCTCTAGTGAAGAAGTACGCTTCACAATATGAGATCACAGTGTACAGCCCTATTATTGCACAAGCCTGTTTAGAAAGCGCATACGGTACATCAGAACTTGCCCGTAACGCACAAAATTACTTTGGACTGAAGCATAGAAAGAATAGATGTCCTTCTGCTATAGGAATTTACAGAAAAGTCGGAAGTGAACAAAATCCAGACAGAACTTACACAAATTCCTACATGGAATGGCTCAGATTCCCGGATATGGATGCTTGTGTAAAAGGATATTTTGACTTCACAAATACTCCTGCCTATAAGAATCTTAAAAATGTTACAGACCCTTATAAGTATCTGTGCAATATAAAAGCTGACGGTTATGCAACGTCTCTGAATTATGTTGATAATCTAATGAACGTTATAAGGAAATGGAACTTAACCAAGTTTGATATAGAAAGGGATGATAAAATGTCAAACAGTCCACTTGTATCTTATACAAAACTTTCGCCTAACCACTCCGGACAGAGAACACACAGTATTGACCGTATCACTCCTCACTGTGTTGTAGGACAGCTTACAGCGGAGGGAATAGCTGCCTGCTTCCCGGCAGGAAGAGAAGCGTCCTGCAACTACGGCATTGGAAAAGATGGAAAAATTGCACTGATTGTAGAAGAGAAGAATCGTTCTTGGTGCAGCTCTTCTAATGCGAATGACCAGAGAGCAGTAACAATTGAGTGTGCGTCAGATACCACCCACCCATATGCTATGACAGACGCAGTATATGAGTCTCTTATCAATCTCTGTACGGACATTTGCAGACGCAACGGAAAGAATACTCTTCTTTGGTTTGCAGACAAGAACAAGACTCTTGCCTATACTCCAAAGAGTAATGAAATGGTGCTTACAGTCCATAGGTGGTTTGCTAACAAGGCTTGTCCCGGAGATTGGCTCTATAATCGCCTAGGAGACGTTGCAAAAAGAGTGACGAACAATCTACAGGGGAATACACCGAAACCGTCAAATACGGCTTCTGGTGCGCTCTACAGGGTGCGTAAGAGTTGGCAGGACGCACAGTCTCAGAAGGGAGCTTTCCATTCTCTTGCCAATGCCAAAAAGTGTGCTGACGCGAATCCCGGTTGCTCTGTATTTGACGGAGTGGGAAATAAAATTTATCCTATATCGAATAGCACTCCGGCCCCGTCACCTTCTCAGTATCGAGTAAAAGTCACAGTAAGTGCTTTAAACATTCGGAGTGGAGCAGGAACAAACTATTCTATTCGTGGATGTATTCGTGATAGAGGAGTATATACCATTGTTGCCGAACAGAATGGATGGGGAAAGCTAAAGTCCGGGGCAGGATGGATTTCACTTGCTTATACTCAGAGAGTGTAAAATCACTTCGCTTACGATCAACGGACTAGGATTCAATACTGGAGAATTGTCTTTTATATCCGTATCCGACTTACCGTCTGAATTAAGACGGTAAGTCTTTTTGTTTTCGGATTGCAGATTGTATGCAATCACTACTTTTTGCGTTCCGTCCGGTTCATCCCATACAGTAACGGAGTTTACAAATAGATCAATAACGTTACGGCAAAATTCTTTGCATACTCTAACCTGTCCTTCAATAGATTGTTCTGTCTGATTATGACTGGAAAACCTAGCATATAGACAGACTTTTTTGATGTTTTCGTACATAAAATTCCTTTCCAGTCTGAAAATCTCAGACAGGTACTATAAAGTCTCTTATATATCTATTCTATAGAGAAGTTATATAGGCAATCTGAAAATCTCAGATTAACGAGATTTGAACGGTATTATACGGCACTGCTTTTTGACGCTTCTTTTTGATTCATACAGGTTTGTATGATAATAAACTTTCCTTCAGTGCTTGCACTTCTGTAAGCAGAGATTAAAAGTTGTTCTTCTTCCGTGATGGTATCTTTTCCGTTTCTTGAGTCGGATAGACATAACAGATAGTCCGTAGTAACTCCAAAGTACTTGGCTATCCGTATGACGGTTTCTGTCTTTGGCATAACTCCTTTTTTCCACCCGGATATAGTACCAGAGGACGCTTCAACAATCTCTTGCCTCTTTGGATTCTGCGGTTTCATTCCATGATCCTGGCATAGTCCTTCATATCGTTCATAAAAGCTCATTCTCGGCCTCCTAAAATTTAGAGACAGAAACCTAAGAAAATGTGTTGACAATCTCAGCAGACTGAGATATAGTATGTCTTGTAAACAAAAGTAGTTGTTTACAGTAAACGAAAGAGAGTCTACGGAAAGTCATTTCCCTAGATTATCTGCAATGGTATATAGTGTGGCAACTTCATTATAGCATTGCATACTGTAATATCAACTTTTGTTTACAAGCAGAGGGGAACTGCAAACTCCCTGGTAGGGTACTGACCGAATGACGGTATACAAGTGCAGCGAAAGCGGAACGCTGTATTCCTGTCAAGCACTGGACGAATACAGCATTTAATTTACAGGAAGGAGGAATAAACTTTGACAGACAGAGACGAATTAAGAGAGAAGTTAGCAAGAAACCATTTATCTTATGTGTGGCTTATCGACCAGTTAAGACGAAAGAATGTAGTAACTGACAAAACAGAAATGAGTTCTGTTGTAGCAGGAACTAGAAACGGAAAGAAAGCAGAGACAATTATTTCTGTGTCTCTTGACAT